CCATAAATATTTTATAGATACAAATGGATTTGTTTTTATATATGAAAAAACAAAATTTTGTAAGTTAAAATACTATAAAATAAAAGATGTAATTCAAAGAGATTCTTTTTCTAGGATTAAGCTAGAAAACGTAAAAGATGAGTTTAAAGTACCTCGCCCTCCTGCTATGGATATGTTTTATGCCGGGTGCTTGTTATATGGAAAACATCCTTGGGTACTTTATGACTATGCAGAAACTAAACTAAAAGATACGAGAAGAAAAGTATGAAAGCTGTTCTAAGCAATAGAATATACATGGATGCCGATTTAAAGCTTAGAGAAAAATTGTCGAAAGAATTAACGTATAAAATTGCACCCCAGAACCCTAATGATCCTCCAATCATTATTAAGAATCTGCAGCGGGTGCGCGAAAATCTGGTATCCATACCAATCGGACGAGAGGATCTAATACCAAATGACTATGAGATTGTGGACAAGAGGGTTGTGGTGCCTGTTGATTTTCCTAAGTTTAAGTTTGATTTACGAGACTCACAACAAGCCGTCTATGATGAACTCAACAACAGCAGTATTATCAACGCGTGGGTAAGTTGGGGAAAGACATTTACAGGACTGGCAATTGCTGGAAAATTAGGACAAAAAACATTAGTTATTACACACACTGTGTCACTACGAAATCAGTGGGCAAAAGAGGTTGAAAAAGTATATGGCATCACCCCTGGAATTATTGGGTCTGGTAATTTCAATACCGATTCTTGTATTGTGGTTGGTAATACCCAAACACTCTACCGAAATATTAATAAAATCCGAAAAGAATTCGGAACAATTATCTTGGACGAAATGCACCACGTATCTTCGCCAACGTTTGCAAAAATTATTGATAATAGCCATGCGAGGTACAAAATTGGACTCAGTGGCACAATCGAGCGAAAAGACGGAAAACATGTAGTCTTTCGAGATTACTTTGGGAATAAACTATTTCAACCCCCCAAAGAAAATTTTATGACTCCAAGCATTGCTATTTATCGCTCGGAAGTGCGCTTTATGGACGGTGCAAACATTCCGTGGGCCAATAGAGTGAACAATCTAGCAAATAATGAAGAGTATGTTCACAGTGTTTCCCTGCTTGCATCCTATTATGCTGCTAGAGGCCACAAAGTTTTAGTTGTATCAGATCGTGTGCACTTTCTTAAAACTTGTGCAGAATTAGTTGGAGAAAATGCAATTTGTGTAACAGGAGAGGTTCCCCATGAAGAGCGCGAAAGCCTCATAGATGAGATAAATTATGGAAATAAAGAAGTACTTTTTGGTACTCAAGCAATATTTAGTGAGGGGATTTCAGTTAATTCCCTCTCTGTCCTTATACTCGGTACGCCCATTAACAATGAGCCCTTACTCACTCAACTTATCGGAAGAGTCATCCGAGAGCAAGAAGGAAAACAAAGTCCCGTAGTAGTAGATATACATTTAAAAGGAAAGACTGCTACTCGGCAAGCTTCTAATCGTATGGGATACTACATCAAACAGGGCTATACTATCAAAGAGCTATAGCGTACAAAAATAGTTCTTGACAATTACTTAAAATGTGTGTATAATATGTTGTTATATGATTGGAATAAAATATTTGAAGTAGCCGATGGCAATACTTTTACTATTTTTATTATACTTAAAATGATTACGAGCAGACTTGTTCCTGAAAACAAATATGACCGTATATTTGAATTAAGTAAAATTAATTTTGCAGGTGAATCTTTTATAGTCCATCCGGACATACTTTTATTCAATGCATATAAACACGAGTATCGTGAGATAGCCCAGTATCTTGCACTAGCCTCGTTACGTCCCTTAGGGGACTATAAAGCAACTGGGAAAATAGATCTAGACATCTACAGAGTAGATATAGATTATGAACTTATCAAAGATAATAGTCTACTTCGTATAGAAGAGGATACAATTCACTTCATATATGAAGAAGTCCCAAAGGAGAGAATACACTAATGGCACTATCATTTAACAATGCCGCAGGCGGCGCAAAAAAGTCTAGCATTACATCTTATTCTTATCGTGATGGCGATAATGAAGTTCGTCTTGTAGGAGACGTACTTGCACGATATGTTTACTGGCTAGAAGGTAAAAATGGGAAGAACATTCCTTTTGAATGTCTTTCGTTTGATCGCAATGAAGAGCGATTTAATAATTTAGAGAAAGATTGGGTGCGTGAGTACTACCCCGATCTAAAGTGTGGCTGGAGCTACGCTATGCAATGTATCGACAATGGCGAAGTAAAGATCATCAATCTTAAGAAGAAGCTTTTTGAAGCCATTCTTACAGCAGCAGAAGATCTTGGCGATCCTACAAACCCAGAATCAGGATGGGACGTTAAGTTCAAGCGTGTTAAGACTGGACCTCTTCCTTACAATGTAGAATACCAACTTCAAGTATTGAAGTGTAAGCAGCGTGTTCTTAATGAAGATGAGATGGCAGCAATTGCTGATCTTAAATCTATGGATGATGTTATGCCTCGTCCTACTCCTGATGCACAAAAGAAGTTGCTTGACGAGATTCGTGAAGAGACTTCAAGTGTTGACGAAGAATTAGGTGAAGAGTTTGATTTGTCATGATTTTATTCACGGCAGACTGGCACATAAAGCTAGGCCAAAAAAATGTGCCCAAAGACTGGGCATTAAATCGCTACAAATTATTTTTTGAGCAGATAAGCACTCTCGAAAAACAATGCAATATGCATATTATTGGTGGTGATCTTTTTGACCGTCTGCCGAACATGGAAGAATTGGAACTTTACTTCTCGTTTATACGGGGAGTAAAGATTCCTACTCTTATCTATGACGGTAATCATGAAGCGACAAAAAAGAACAAAACTTTTTTTACTCAGTTAAAGCAAGTAAGTAGAGATATTAACCCATTAATAAAAATAGCAGATATTTCATATTATGATTCCGATTTTGGTTTTAGTGTGCTTCCTTATGCCGACTTGCATAGAAAAGGAAGCATTGAAAAATTTATACAAACAGCACCACTCTTTACTCATGTACGAGGAGAGATACCCCCCCATGTCAAGCCAGAGGTGGACTTAGACAGATTCGAGGACTTTCCTATAGTATTTGCGGGAGACTTGCACGCACATAGTAATACTCAAAGAAATATTGTATATCCCGGGTCTCCTATGACAACATCTTTTCATAGGACAGAAGTTAAAACAGGATATTTGCTTATAAATCCAAACAATTGGTCATGGATGTGGGAGCCTTTTGAGCTTCCTCAGTTACTAAGAAAAACTGTATCAGACCCAAATGAAATGATTCCTACTGACTATCATCATACTATCTATGAAATTGAGGGAAATATACAAGAGTTAGCTAATGTAAAAAATAATGATCTTTTAGATAAGAAAGTCGTAAAAAGAAATACAGAAGCAACTTTAATTATAGATAATGAGATGAGCTTAGAGCAAGAGTTAGTAGAATATTTAACTTATATTCTAGAAATTTCAGATAAGCAAATACCAAACATAATAGGTGTATTTAATGATTACTCTGCAAAAATTGCGATGGAGTAACTGCTTTAGCTACGGAGAAAATAATGAGTTAGATTTAAGTAGTAATACGGTAACTCAACTTATTGGCACTAACGGGATGGGAAAATCTTCTATCCCGTTAATTATAGAAGAAGCCTTGTATAATAAAAACTCCAAAGGCATAAAAAAAGCAGACATACCAAATCGATACGTTAATCAAGGTTATAGTATACACTTAACCTTTACAAAGGATGCTAAACAATATGAGGTACTCATCGACAGAAAGGCCAGTATCAAACTTAGACTCCTCGAAGATGGCGAGGATATATCCTCACATACCGCAACCAATACCTATAAGACACTGCAAGATATTATCGGTATTGATTTTAAAACATTCACCCAACTGGTATATCAAAACACTAGCAGCAGTTTACAATTTCTCACAGCGACCGATACGAATAGAAAAAAATTCTTAATTGATCTTTTACATCTAGAGCACTACGTTAAATTGTTTGAAGTGTTTAAAGAAGAATCGAGAAAGCAGTCTATTCGACTAACAAGTGTAGAATCAAAGATAGCAACAATAGAAAAATGGTTGCAAGATAATAAATTAACCGATACAACCATACTGCCTCTTGAAAAAATTTCAATTGATACATCAAGAGACGAAAAAGAGTACGCTGAATTATCATTAGAAATTAAAAATATTTCTGAAAATAATAAAAAAATTGTACAAAATAATACTTATAAAGAAATGTTGTCTAAAATAGATTTACATAAAGCACAATCTTGTAGTATAGCAGAAAAACAATCTTATGATGTATTACAGTCAGAGGTAGGTAATCTTCGCGGGGTCGTAGCGGGGTCAGAAAAATTTTTAGCAAAACTAGAAAAACTAGGAGATCACTGTCCTACTTGTGAGCAAGAAGTAGACTCTACTTTCAAGCAAAGACTCATCGACGAAGAAACAAAAAAGATTCTAGAAAATAGGAAGAAAGAGTATGAAATTGAAGGAAGAATATCAAAAATTAAACAAAGCAATGCCGAGTATGCCGCTGCCCGAAAAGTGGAAAGAGAATGGCAGGAAATTTACAGAAGTATTGATCGAGGTTTGCCAATGGCCGTCTTGGACCAAGGAGAGCTTGAAAGCCGCCTGGGAAGAGTACGAGCTAATTTGGTTCAAGCACAAGAGTCTTTGGCGAAGGCAACGAGAAGTAATGAAAAAATCACAAAGCATAACACAAGAATTCAAGTCATCCTAGAACAAACAGAAGAGTTTCAGTCACAGTTACAAGAAGCTCAAGTTCAGTTGGATAATGAAAAAAATATAGCAAATACATTAGAAGTATTAAAAAAAGCTTTTAGTACTAATGGATTACTTGCATATAAAATTGAAAATCTTGTGAAAGATTTAGAAGAGCTTACTAACTATTATTTAGCAGAATTATCCGATGGTCGTTTTACCTTGGAGTTCGTTGTTAGTAATGATAAGCTTAACGTACAAATTACTGATAATGGTAATATTGTTGATATACTTGCTTTATCTAGCGGAGAACTTGCTAGAGTAAATACTGCTACTCTCATTGCTATACGTAAACTTATGAGTAGTATATCAAAGTCTAAAATTAATATTTTATTTTTAGATGAAGTAATTAATGTGCTTGATGAAACAGGCAGAGAAAAATTAGTAGAAGTATTGTTACAGGAAGATCTCAATACTTATGTTGTTAGTCATGGATGGACACACCCTTTACTAGAAAAAGTAGAGGTTGTTAAATCAGGAAATATATCGAGGTTAGAATGAGTGAAGATTTAGGAATGACACTTACCACGGGGCATCTTATGTTAGAAAATATGAAAGATTATTTACTGGGAAAGTGTAAGTACCATGAAACAAATGTCAAAGTTTATTTTTTAAATCCTGTAGGCATCGGAGAGCACTCTGATGTTCTTGGAGCTATTGAAACTGAGTTAGAAAAACTCGCAGAGTACAAAGAAAAACTAGATGTGCTTCGACAAATAGAGAGGAGCTTGTGGTAGATAGTAGAGCAAAAGGTGCTCGAGGAGAATATTTAGTAAGAGATTTATTAAGAGAGTATACAAATCTTCAATTTGAAAGAGTTCCTAATTCAGGTGCTCTTGAATATTTAAAAGGAGATATATATGTTCCTCACGAAAAAAATAAATATTGTATTGAGGTAAAAAATTATTCCGAGTCTCCTCTTACGGATAAAATTTTTACAGCTCCGAAAACAAATAATCTTATTCGGTGGTGGAATAAACTTAAGCAACAAGCTGAGCAGGGCAATCAAGAACCACTATTATTTTTTAAGTATAATCGTTCTCCAATATTTGTAGTTACAGATACTCCTCCCGAGGAAACAAAAGAGTATATGTTTATATGTTTTTTGCAGTGTTTTGTATTACTTGCAGATGAATGGTTAGAGCGTGAAAAACCGGAGTTTTTATAAATGTCATTTAAGTTCGAAGATAAAATATCAGATAAAAAAACAACTCTGGTAGTAGATGCACTAAATCTTGCATTTCGATGGAAACATCAAGGAAGGACAGACTTTAGGTACGAATACCAAAGTACGGTGCAATCTTTAGCAGCTTCTTATGGATGCAGCGAAATAATTATTACTGCAGATTGGGGATCATCTTCTTACAGAAAAAACCTGTACCCTGAGTATAAACAAAATCGTAAAGAAAAGTTTGCAGAACAAAGTGAAGAGGAAAGAATTGCTTTTGAAGACTTCTTTGAAGAATTTGAAGCAAGTTTAGAGGTATTAAGCGAAGATTATCCAATACTTCGATATAAAGGCGTAGAGGCAGATGATATTGCAGCACACCTTATAAAACATAAAAATAAGTATGAGCTAGAAGATGTTTGGTTAGTATCAAGTGACCGAGACTGGGACTTACTTATTCAAGAAGGCGTAAACAGGTTTTCTTATGTGACGAGGAAGGAAGTCACTCTAGAAAATTGGAAAGAGCACTATGACGTTAAGCCCGAACAATATATATCTTTAAAGTGTCTAACAGGGGATAAAGGAGATAATGTGCCAGGAATTCCAGGAGTAGGCCCAAAACGAGCCCAACAACTTATAGAACAATTTGGAAATGCATTCAATGTCTATGAGGCAGTACCAATCTCTAGTAAGTATAAATATATACAAACTCTTAATGAAAATGCGGAACAAATTTTAGCAAACTATGAGTTAATGGATTTAATAACTTTTTGCGATGATGCAATAGGCCAAGCTAATATAGCAGATATTGGAAGTATTATAAATGAATATAGACATTGATTTTAAGAGGGATCGTTATCTTTCCCAGTTTAGTATAAAAACATTACAAGACAGATATTTAGTTGATGGGGAAGGCTCCCCTCAGCAAGCGTTTGCACGAGCAGCGGAGGCATTTGCAGATGATGAAGAGCATGCCCAGCGACTGTATAATTACGCTAGTAAGTTATGGTTCATGTTCTCTACTCCCATCCTTAGCAATGGAGGCACTAAACGCGGGCTTCCTATTAGCTGTTTTCTCAATTATGTGGACGATAGTAGAACTGGTCTCACCGACCACTATACAGAAAATGCGTTTCTCAGTTCAGTCGGTGGCGGGGTTGGTGGTTATTGGGGCGATATACGTTCAGTGGGTTCGAAGACCAGTAATGGATCTGAGTCTACAGGCGTTATACCTTTTCTTAAAGTCGTAGACGCAGAAATGCTTGCGTTTTCACAAGGAGTAACAAGACGTGGAAGTTATGCTTCATACTTGCCAATGTCTCATCCGGAAATCGAAGAATATTTAGATATGCGTAAACCTACTGGAGGAGATATTAATCGTAAATCTACAAATCTTCATCACGGTGTTATTATACCCGACGCTTTTATGGAGCTTATAGAAAACGCAACAAAATACGAAGGGTTTAATGATAGTTGGCCTTTAGTAGATCCTCACAGTGGTATTACTACAAAAACTGTATCTGCTAAAACATTATGGGTAAAGTTAATTCAGAATCGTGTAGAAACTGGAGAGCCCTATATTATGTTTGGTGATACAGTACAAGAAGGGCTACCCGACTGCCAAAAAAAGTTAGGGCTAAAAGTTAATCAATCTAACCTTTGTAGTGAAATTACTCTTGCTACAAGCGTGGATCGTACAGCAGTTTGTTGTCTTTCTAGTGTTAACTTAGAAGAGTACGATGAGTGGAGTAATGACCCTCAATTTATACCAGATCTTGTCCGTATGTTAGACAATGTTCTTACTTATTTTATAGAGAATGCTCCGCCAGAACTCTCAAAAGCAGCATATAGCGCAATGAAAGAGCGTAGTATTGGTTTAGGAGCAATGGGGTTTCATGCATATTTACAAAGACATGGTATACCTTTTGAATCGTTTCAAGCAAAGGGAAGAAATATGTCTATGTTTTGGCATATAAAATCAGGTGCGGAGGCTGCAAGTGAAAACTTGGCTAAAGAAAGAGGGGAGGCCCCTGATGCTATTGGTACTGGACGTCGTAATGTTCATCTTATGGCTATTGCTCCTAACGCTAGTAGCTCCATTATTTGTGGTAACACGAGCCCTAGTATTGAGCCATATAGAGCTAATGCATTTACTCAAAAAACTAAAAGCGGATCCAGCTTACAAAAAAATGAATATTTACAAGCAGTACTTCAAGATATAGAAATGGACACTGAAGAAGTATGGAAAAATATTGTAACAAACGGAGGCTCAGTTCAACACCTTGAGTTTCTAGACGATTGGACAAAACTTGTATTTAAAACCGCAGTAGAAATAGACCAAAGATGGGTTATAGATATGGCAGCAGATCGACAAAAACATATTTGCCAAAGCCAGTCTTTAAATGTTTTCTTTCCTTCAGACGTATCTAAACAAGAATTGCATTCTATTCATATGATGGCGTGGAAAAAGAAAGTAAAAACATTATACTATTTACGTAGTGAAGCTCATAAACGAGCAGAGAATGTATCAGATAAAGTTCTAAGACAAAGAATTTTTGAGTCAATGGACGAAGACGCCTGTGTGGCGTGCGAAGGATAAGTATGAATTTATTACAAGAAAGAGAATATTATAAACCTTTTAATTACCCCTGGGCTTATGAGCACTATAAAAATCAACAGCACATGCACTGGCTTCCTGATGAAGTTAATCTCGCTGACGATTTAAAAGATTATAGAGAAAAATTAACGGAAGGAAACAAATTGTTGCTTACGCAAATCTTTCGTTTCTTTACTCAGGCGGATGTAGATGTATGCTGTGGCTATGCAACTCATTATTTACCCACATTTAAACAACCTGAAATACGTATGATGCTTTCTGCATTTGCTGCAATGGAAGCCGTACATCAAGAAGCATACTCATTACTTCTTGAAACTCTAGGGTTTGGGGACGATGAGTATCAAAAGTTTATGGATCACAAAGCCATGATGGATAAGCATGAACATTTATCTACTTTTGGGATGGATACTCCAATGAATATTGCTAAAACAATGGCAATATATTCTGGATTTACAGAAGGTGTGCAATTGTTTAGTAGTTTTGCAATACTATTAAACTTTCCTCGACATAATCTTATGAAAGGAATGGGACAAATTGTAACTTGGAGTATTCGAGACGAAAGTCTACATGTAGAAGGAATGTCTCAGTTATTTCGAACTTTCATTGCAGAAAACCCGGAACTCTGGAATGATGACTTAAAGTATGAAATTTATTGTGCGGCCGAGCGCACAGTGGAGTTAGAAGATGCTTTTATTGATTTATGTTTTGAAGGAGCTGATGTACCAGATCTTACTTCTGAAGAAGTAAAAGAGTACATTCGATATATTGCGGACAGAAGACTGCTCGGGTTAGGTATGAAAAAGATTTTTCATAGCCAAGACAATCCTCTTCCATGGCTAGATTATATGTTAAATGCAGTAGAACATGCAAATTTTTTCGAAAATAGAGCTACAGAATACGCCCGTGCTAGTACTACTGGTAATTGGCAAGATATTTTTAAATAGGAAAAAACAAAATGAAAATTATTAATGCAGAAAACCCTACGCTTGTTCTCGGAGGAGAGGAGCATGAAATTGAAAAATTAAATGAAACTTCAAAATACTATATAGACCAAGTTCAAGATTTAAATAGTCAAATGACACAAATTAAAGCAAAGTTACATCAGTGTGAAGTAGCTCGAGCAGGGTTTGTTAGTTTGTTGGCCGCAGAAATTGAAGCACAAAATAAAGTGTTTAAGGACGGAGAGGATGAAGAAGGAATTGGAAACGAAGTCAACGACGACTGATTCTATAGAGCTTCGTCCGGAGTCGGAGTGGGAAAATGAGGGGGAGGGAGCCCCCGAGCCTGCTCCAGATTTATCTGACAGAGCTATCTCATACCTTGCTCAAATTCAAGACTTACAAGAACAGTTAGAGCAAGAGAGATTAAAAGTTGAACGGCTTGAAATGGCAATACGTGGCTTCACGTTAGCACTTCAAGAAGAAATAAAGGGGCTCTAGGCCCCTTTTTTATTACCCTTCTAGAGCTGCTGTTGGTGGTGTGAAGTTTGCTGTGTATCTTGCTAAACCTTCAGTTATACGTACATCCGAATAATATCCTGTAAAATAGTATGAATTATCATTCATTCTGCCAAGATTCATATTTGTAGCCGTCATATCTTGCGGTGTAAAAGTTGTAGTTGTATATATTGAAGTTCCATCTTTAAAAAATCTTAATGTTGTTCCGTCCCAAGAAATTGCGTAATGATACCAAGTATCTACAACAAAAGGAAAACTTCCAATAGTTATAGTAATATAACTATTATTTGTTCCATAGTATTGAAGACCAAAATTACCATTATAACTATAATTTATCCATTGGTGACCACTTGAACTGTTCCAGCCTCCAAAACCTCCCCCAAAAGAAGGTCCAATAGCTTGATTTCCTGTACCAGAAGGGCGTACCCACATTTCCATAGTCCAAGAACCATTGTTTAAAAAATTTCCATCTTTATTTGACTCTATGTAATCCCCAGTTCCGTCAAAGTACATTGACGAGCTTAAATACTTAGTTTGTGTTGTAGACGATTTAACATTACCAAACAGAGTCAACGTCTGTACGGACTGTGACTTATCAATAATACCCGCATCTGTGTTTTGTAGTAAGAATATTGTATTTGTAATTGCTGTTGAGGGTGTAGTAGTGGGTGTAAAATTAGATGTATATACGGAGCTACCCTTAACTACACGAACATCTGCTATATTGCCGTTCCAGTATATAGCATTATCATTAGAAGCACCTATACGATAAGTTACCGATGCATTATCTATTGAACTGCTTCCCAACGCTGTATTTGTAGTACCTACTTGAACTCCATTTAAAAATGCTCGAAGATTTCCTCCATCTCTTGTAACTGCAACATGTACCCATTGATTTGTTGGAAAAGTTCCGGATTCAAATTGACCGTCAATTACACTTCCACCGGAGTGACGGATGAAAAATCTTACTTTTTTACTATTATAATTTACATTAAGATTCCAAGACCCTACGCCATCTGCATATCTATATGATCCTATAATAGCTTGGTTTGCTGTTGATGTTGTGTAAACCCAAGCTTCGATACAAAAATCATCGGACCCTAAATCCAATGAAGTTTGCGGCATATGTAAATAGTCTCCGGAGCCATCAAAATGTGCGGAGCCCAGATGACTTGCTGCTGCATATTCTTGGGCATCATAAGGTGCAAATGGTTCTGTCTTTGTATTACCGTTTACAGTAATAGTATGGTCATTTGTTGACCCGTCTGCTATATAAGGAAGATGACAAGTAAGTAAGCTGGTATTGGTTATTGCAGTTAAGCGTTCTGTTGGTGGAGTAAAGTTAGAGGTATATACTGCTGTTCCCTCTACTAATCGAAGATCTCTTATGTACCCATTAAATTTAGAAGCTGTATCATTTGTGGCATCTCTTGTTGCAATTCTTGAATTAGAAAAAGAAAATGCAGTTGTGTTAGTTCCTGTAACATTTGAAGTTCCATCTATGTATAAAGTCATTACATTACTACTATTTCTTGTTACTGCAATGTGGTGCCAGGCCCCATCAGATACATTCGTAGTTCCTTGTGCAGTATACGCATTTGTCCAAATATCTATTGATCCTCCGGTGCTTCCACTATCCGAAGATTTACCTATTATTAGTTGAAAATTATTTGCTGCATTTGATCCTCCGACAGAGGAAAATATTCTAGAATTAGCTCCTGAAGTACCATAAGCAGATGAGTGCATCCAGAACTCTAATGTGAACTCTCCTGAAGAGGTATAGTTTGTATTTGTTTGCAGATAGTCTCCATTTCCGTCAAAATAAGTCGAATACCCACCATGTCGGTAAGGACTAAACGTGTTCTGAGTTACGTTGCCGTTTGCAGTAATCGTATGACTATTTGTGCTTGAATCTACAAAAGAATTATTCACTGCATTATTCGCACCTACAGATGTAATCAAAGCAGTCGTGTAATTGCTCTCATCGATAATAGTAACAAAGTTTAATGTAAATTCAGAAACTGCAGTGGCAATATTTACGCCGTCGCTAGCCCTAAATGTCAAGCTAAATGAACCTGCGTATGAAGTATTTGTACTTGGAGTAACTGTAAATACATTTGTATTTGCTCCCGTACCTTGGGATACGGCTGCAATATTTCCAGAAGTATCCGAAGCAATACTATAAGTAATTGGTAAACCTTCCGGATCAGAAGCTGTAATCGTTACTGTAGTAGCTGTGCCATCAATTGCTAAAGCATAGCTTGAACTTACGCCACTAATTGTTGGGTTTGTATTTATAAGTGCAATTTTATACCATCCGCTACCATTGTAGAAATATAAAGTATTATTTGCAGTTACATATACTTGATCTCCTGCAGAAGGAGAAGAAATTGCTAGCAACGCTGTGGTATCTGCTACCACTGTTGCGGAGCCGTCTGCTCCTGCCGCTCCGTCTGCTCCAGCCGCTCCATCTGATCCTGCAGAGCCAATTACTTCTACCCATTGACTAGAATCAGCGTCCTCGTAGTATACAAACATTCCTCCATCATCAGTATCGTACCAAAGATCGCCGTCGCTTGGAGATCCTGGAGCAGAGTCATCAGTAGTCACCGAAGCGCCGCCTCCCCCGCCTCCGCCGGAAGCAGCGGCTGTCCAGTATCCCTTGCTGGAGTTATAAGTATAAGTAATTCCGCCAACAGTTTGTGTAGTGCCGTTGGCTGGACTATCGGGTAAATTTACTACTGCCATAATATTATCCTTGTAAAGCTGCTGTTGGTGGTGTGAAGTTAGCTGTGTAGCGGGCTAGGCCTTTGGTGATACGAACGTCAGACATGTACCCCGGCCAAGCATATGCAGTGCCCCCTCCGAAACG